AAACACCGAGAGCACTCAGAAAATTAATGAATACCGCCAAAGTTTAATGGACTCTATCGGGAATGAGGCTTATAATGGGGTTGATCTTTTTGAAGGAACGGATCCTATGAACAATCACGAGCCGGCGCAAGGACATCCCGATCTTGGCAACCCGCGGGACGCTGGTGTCGACATTGATGCGATTATGAATAAATCAACAGCGATTTGGCAGGCACTGAAGTAAGAATTATGTCTAAAGGCGCACATGTTAAAGTTACACTAAAAGAATGCCGCGGAAGTGTGGATAGAATGATCCGTCGTTTTACCAAAAAGGTTAAAAAAGACCGCATTTTAGACGAAGCTAAAGAGCGTCGACATTACAAAAAACCTTCGGTGGCAAAAAAGGAAAAACGCATCCGCGCAGAGCGACAAAGGCTGCGAGATGAAAAAAAAAGAAAGCGCGCCCAAGAAAGAAGGCGCAATAGAAAAATATGATAACTATTTACTACATATCTATATATAAATTAGGAGTTTTATAATGTCATCGCACATTGGATGGGCCCCTCCAGGGCTAGCAAACGTTGGATCATATCAAGTTGCAGGGCAGCCTTACATTAGTGGGTCCACCACTCATGCCCCTTTGCAGGAGATCCAATATGACTTTCCCTATGTAACCAAAAATGTTACTGTAGTTAATCACTCTAGCTATACTATTCGAGTACATTTTAATTCTACAGGCTCGGGCCCTGTAATTAGTGGGGTGCACTATGTTGAATTGGATAGTGATGAGGATTCGTATACCTTTAATGCAAAATGTAATCGTATATTTGTGAGTGCTCCAGCTAATGGCGGCAATGCAGAGTACAGGGTAATAGCAGAACTTACAGGAATCGACCGAATGAGCATGTACGATCTTACCGGCTCAGGATTAACTGACCATCTAGTCTAATAAACTAAGGAGATACTTAAAAATGGGCTTTGGTTCAGGCGAGGGATTTTCCCCCGGAAGAAATAATTTAGTTGGAGATTTTACTGTTGAAGGCAATATATCTGCATCGGCAGCGCTCTCCGGCGCATTTTTCTTTGGAGATGGCTCATTCCTCCAAAACGTTACCGGATCGAGCGGCGCCGCCAACTCTATTAAGGTAGGCAACGACGTTGATAGTGGCACTGCCAATCGCGTTCTTTATGAAAACGCCTCTAACGATCTCGCCGAAAGCGCAAACCTCACATTTGACGGCACAAGTTTAGCTGTGGGCGCCTCAAGTCCTTCCACCATTAGTGCCTCCTCAAACATTACAGGCTCTACCCTCAAACTCGAACACGGTCTTACCGCTTCGAGTGTCTTTATTGGCGGTCCTATGGGTACGGTAGTCGCCGAGTCAGGATCTGCCCTTTACGTATCAGGAGGGTTAACGGCGTCTAGTGGGGTATGCATCCACGGGACCGCCCCCCGCGTAGCGCTTCAGTTGAGTTCAGCATTGGAAACCCACACTGCGCTCCAATTCTGGAAAGGTTCCCGAAATCAATTCGGAAAATGGGTAAACTTTTATGCTCGGGGATGGTCAGAGCCTTCAGTACGCGTAGGCAACGCTGATGGTCGAGTGGAACTCAAACTTCCCCACATCGATTTGCCGGGACCATCAGTCGGATCCGACAACACCCTAGGTGATCGTGGGTTCCTCTTCCACAATGCGCAAACTAGCTCTTATGCCAGTTTCCATGTGGCCTGCACCACCTCTGTTGATTATATAGACTTTGGGTTCACAGACCGAGAATCTTCTACACCGGCCATCAGAATCTTGGGTAATGGTAAAATTACCGTCGATTGTGGTAATGTTGACACTGCTGGCACTTACGCGGGCACCAGTTCTCCAGCGGCAGCGGACAACCAATTCCTCCTACAATCTTCACAGATAAACTTTGGTACAGCCTCCAACTGTATCGTCAACGTTACAGGCGGCATCCGCGTCACTCCCGGCGCTGGCTCCCACGATCCTATCGCCGGATATGTTAGTGCTTCCACCGGTATTACCGGAAGCTCTCTCCAAATAAGCGACGGCTCTCGCCATTATGGCATGACCAATGAAGGCAACTTGGGGGTTGCTACAGTCACAGGTTCTGGACTTGTTAGCAATATCGAAATGCCATATATCACTGCCTCTATGGGTGTCTTGATTAAGCGCAATGCCGACAATGCCGATAGAGCCCCCCTGGTGGCTATTTCTGGAGCCTCCGGTACTGACGGACTTAACTCGAACGTTCAATCAGCTTTATGGGTGTCAGGCTCTGGCAACGACAGCGGGCACCCTGTTGTTAAGATTCTCACTGATGGCTTTTATCCTCTCTCAATTGAGAGCGCCAATAATCATTGCGCTTTCATGATGCGAGCAGGCCAAGGCTTGGATGCCGGCGGCAATAGAGTCCCCTCCACAGAATTAAACTTAAATGGTAAATTTCTCCCCCCGGCTGATCTCTCAAGTGATGGCACAAGAACATGGTCATGGGGTGTCGATTGCGGAACAGCCGACTACCGTCGTTTTAGAATCATCAACGGACAGTCCCTAGGGATAACCGCCTCCAGCGACCTTGGCTTTTGCGCCACGGGCTCCGTTGAAGCAGGCGGTCGATATGGAGAAACCTTTTGGGGATTCAACCTTAATAATCCAGCACACACTCTCGATATCAATGGTGGTCTGTGTGTAACCGGAAGCACAATCCTTGGCGCCAACGCCACTAGTTCTGTGAGTGTGATTGGTACACTCACGGGCTCTGGACTTGTTAGCAATATCGAAATGCCATATATCACTGCATCGATGGGTGCCTTGTTTAAGCGCAATGCCGACAATGCCGATAGAAGCCCGCTCGTGGCCATCTCAGGCGCATCTGGTGAGGGCGTGCACGGTCAGAACCAAGCTTCATTGTGGGTATCCGGATCGGGCGACAACAGTGCGCGCGGCGTAGTGCATGTTGAGAGCCACGGCCCTTATACTATTTCACTGCTTACTCGCAATGATAACACTAATATTATATATCGAGCCGGACAAGGCTTGGATGGCTCAGGAGAGCGCCAGCCCAAATCTGAAACCAATATTGCATTTAAAATGGCACCCCCCGCGGACATTGGAGGTGGCTCCGCCGACCTCTCGCGCACATGGGCATTGGGCGTCGATTGCCAGGAAGCTGACTACCGACGCTTCCGGATTACAAACAAATCCGGAGTTGATATTACTGCTTCTTCTGATTATGGCTTTGTAGGAACTGGGTCTCTCTGGGGATTCAATCTTAATAATCCGGCACACACTCTCGATATTAACGGGGGTCTGTGCGTAACCGGAAGCACCATTCTAGGAACGGATGCAACTGGTTCTGTAAATGTTGTCGGGAACTTTTTTGTAAATCAAGCAACGGAGGCCACTCTTGCTGATAATGCGGATGCCCTTACAATTGCACAGATGCTCGGCCGACTTGCCAAAATTACCCCCACCACCGACAGATCGAAAGCGACCCCCACGGCTGCTCAAATTGTTGCTGGTATTACCCTTCCTACGGTCGATCAAGCTTGGGACTTTACCGTCATAAATCTAGCTGCTGGGGGTAGTGGCAACAAATTAACTTTGACGGCGGGCGATGGGGCTGTAACACTTGTAGGCTCCATGGAGCTTAATGATGCTAGTTCAGCTACATTTAGAGTAAGACTCACCAACGTCGACACCGAAGCAGTTACCATTTATAGGATATCATAATGGCTAATTTTGGATGGGCATATATAAACTGTTCTGACACGGGCTCCGTGAGCGGCAACGCCAACGGTCCTTCCGGGTCTGTCCAATATATGACAGGCGCAGGAGATACCTTCTCTTCTGGAACGGCTAATTTCACCTTTCTTTCGGCCCACAACCTTTTACAGTTAACAGGTACCTTTTCCGTAACGGGTACCATCAGTGCTAGTCACATGCACATTGAAAATGTGACGGTTATTGACGCAACTGGTTCAACTAAATTTGGTAACAGTAACGACGACACTCATATTCGCACCGGAAGCCTGTCTGTGTGGAAAGCCGGCGGCGCCGGATATGTCTTAAGCGCCTCGGTAGCTGAAACAAGAGTTTATATTACAGGATCCGGCGGCCTTACACTTTCAGGCGCATTCCAAGGAAATTATCGGAACGTGTTGGTTGACAAAGTGACTGGCGCTGCCGGAGATTATATTGTGGGGATTAATGTCGGAGATCTAGAAACCAATTTCAGACTTCCCAGCGCAGCAACTATAGCACGCGGTGGCGTTATTATTGTTAAAGATGAATATCCCGGAAGCAGATCCACTTCATCAGCCATTCACATTTCTGCATCGGGGGCTGATACAATTGATAATGCTGGTTACTATTTATTAACTGGTTCAATGCCGGCGATTCATTTATATAGTAATGGCAACACCGGATGGTTTATATTCTAAGAGGGGACTACGTGCTGTATGGCATACAATACTTTATCTGGCACCGTAATAGCCGCCCAAGAATATCTGCCCGGTGATTTAATACTCGGGAACATCCTTTCTGGTAATTTAAGCACGTCCGATGGCGGCTCTATTATTAATATTCCGCGCGTATCCAACGCCACCAACAATTCGCTTATTACAAATGTAGGCGGAGACGCTAACACCATCACCTGCGAGACTAATCTTACGTTTGATGGTGACGTTCTTAATATTAGCGGCGATCTCACCGCTAGCATTGGAGTTAAAGCTAATTTCTTCGAGGGAGACGGCAGTCGCCTTACAGGAATTACGACTGGTTCTGGAGATCGCACGACGGCGACAGCTGCTGTTAACGGCACAAGCCTCACAGCGGGCTTCAATTATTTCACGGGCGCCCTAGGATCCGCCGTAGCCACCATGACGGTTTCATTGCCCGAAGCAAGTGCACCCACTGTGGGAGATTTAGTGCACTTAAAAGCTCCAAGTAATTGTAGTGAAATACGCATTATAACGATTACTACATCTGGGAGCCACACCATCGATGGGATAGATTCGATTATCCTGAACGCTCCTTACAGTGCGGTATCATTAGTTTACGCTTCTTCAGGATCGTGGCTACTTTATTGATAAGCACAAAACCGAAAAGTTATATACAATGATATGCAAAGCGTCCTTATTTGTATGTGGGGACCGATCAACCGCATAATTGATCAAATTTAAGTGCTCCGGATCACTACTTAATAGTAAGGCCCACCGTCACAAGTGAGCTTGGCTGCAGTAGTGTATGACTATTTCAGTCGCCAAAAACTAATACAACTATAGGAGGGTATTTAAATATGGCTTATAAATTTCAACTAGGGGCATCCGTTTTAAGTGGATCGCTCGCAACGGTTGGCAGCATTAGCGCTAGTTTAGATATTAGTGGTGCGGTATCACACGTTTCAGCTTCGGGTGAATTACGTGGTACAGGACTACAACTCAAAAATATTACAGGTTCAGCGACGTTTGATTCACAAGCAAATGATGCAATCTTGTTTCTTTCTTCTTTAGACGGTAAAGCCGATGGTATGTCGCCATCAAATCTTGCGGAAGTTTTGGCAGGAGATGGTTTAACCCGCAGCAATGCTGTGCTGGCAGTCAACGTTGATGATACCGGTATCGAGATTGACTCTGACACAGTTCGATTGAAAGATGATGGTGTTCGTACTGCCAAAATTCTAAGTGGTTCTGTAACATCCGTCAAGATCGGCGATCAACAGATCATTCAACGCAACCTTGGAACTGGCTCTGTGGTGGCAAATGCAATCAAACAAGCGGCTGTTACAATGGCTGCGATGGCAACTGGTTCTCTTGAGAACAATGCTTATGCAACGGGCTCGATAACCCAAAATCACATTAAACAAGGGGCCATTACAATGGCCGCAATGGCCACTGGTTCTCTTGAGAACAATGCTTATGCAACGGGCTCGATAACCCAAAACCACATCAAGCAAGGGGCCATTACAATGGCCGCAATGGGTACTGGCTCTGTTGAGAACAATGCTTATGCAACTGGTTCAGTAGAAGCTAGTCATCTGGACGGAGGTGCATTTGCTGAGGGTCTTGCCAAAGCCGGCGCGGCCGCTGTTGAACTGGATGTTGACACTTTGAGCCAGACAATTACTGGTTCTAGCCTTGATGGGCTTGATGTTCTGGGAATATATGACAATGCCAATAGCATTCAAAAGAAATCCACCGTGGCTGATTTAGCTGTAAAGCTAGCGGGTAGTAATATTACTGCTACTAATGGTGTTCTTGCGGCCACGGCTGGAGGCGACTCTATGACTTCAACTGCAATTGTTGATGGAGATAAGTTGACCGCGGGTATTAATTACTTTACCGGCACAATTAACCCTGCGGCTGAGGAATTGATAGTTAGTCTGCCCGAAACCGCGGCTCCCAGCGTCGGTGATCGTATTGTCGTCAAGGGCCCGAGTAACTGTGCGCCCGACAACCGCGTTTTGATTCAGGTTTCAGGAACACATCTAATTGATGGCCTCGATCAAATCGTCTTGAACGATGCATATGCCGCTGTTAGTTTAGTATATATTGTTTCCGGTTCATGGTCTATTGTCTAATTTAAGATTTATCTTCTTACTAAGATAATGTTTCCTAAGCGCCCCTCCTTGTGGGGGGGACCCCTTTTTTATATAATCGAAGCATTTATAGTTTATTGAGTCTAATTATGACAGGCAAACTAGATTCTTGCAATCCATAATATAGGTAATTTAATATATGGCTTATAATGTTGTTCAACCTGTGCTTGAGCCTGCTGTTATTGAGCTAGCAGAAGAAGACAAAGAAAAGCTCAATAAAATCGACAAACTCGATACAGTAGTAGATGATCGTTCAGACCAAAAGATCGATGGAAAGAAGACTTTTAACTCCGCCATCACAGCGAAAGCTTTTAAGCTCGCAGATGGGAGAGAGATTAAACCTACAGCCGTCCATACTATTGTCAACAACCGCGCAAGTGGTATTTTAATTTCCAATGGGGACGATACCATCACAGCAGCCACGAATCTGGCATGGGATGGCACCACATTAAGCGGTTTAAATTTGCGGTTTAAGAACTTGTATGGATCGGCAGAGAACTTAACAGATATTCCCGCTGATAATTTGCGAGGAACTGTGCCGGCGAAGACTTTAGACCTTCGTAAAGGCAGCGGCCTTGCTATCGAAGACAATCAACTGACCTTAAGCTTCCATACTGTAGGCTCTATTAAGATGAACGGGCAAACATTAGCAGACGCAGACAGTATTTTAGTGTATGACAACTCTCACAACCTTATTCGTAAATCTACCCTCCAGGCTTTTTATAAAGACTACATTAATTCTAAAATCCATCACCCCGCCGGAGAACAAAACGCTTTACAATTTAAAAAAGGAAGTACTTTTGGCTCTAGTAAAAATTTAACTTTTGATGGGTCTCAAAATATTCTTAATATTTACGGACAGCTTTCCACTTTGACTTTAAAGGCTAGCGAAAGAGTAGATTTAAGCGGCCCGCTTGTTTGTAGCTCAGCGAACTACCAAAACATCACCACCATTGCCGACGAGAACTATGAAATTAATGATGATGATTATACTATCTTAGCCGATCTTTCAGATAATCATATCTGTATTACTTTACCTGATCCGGCCCTCAATAGTGGGCGCGTTTTAAATTTAAAAGCCACTCACTTGAAAAAACCTCACACTTTAACCATTAAAAGCACCGCTGGTTTAATAGATTTATCTGACGAGATCAAAATAAAAACGAACACAGCCACTCGCTCTGTCCAATCAGATGGTGAAAATTGGTGGGTTATAAGCAGCCGAGGCTCATAATAATGGTCGTTTTCATTTAAAGAATACTATTTATTTTGAATTAGTGTCATTTTAGGAGTATATTAATGTCTAGTTTGCTAAGAGACGCCATCGTCGACGCAAAAGCCTTACGGGAAGCTGCACTTAAAAATGCTGAATCTGTCGTAATTGATAGATATTCAGAAGAAGTGCGAACCACCCTGAATCACCTGTTAGAACAAGAAGAAGGGGCCCTCGATGATTTGGGCGGCGACCTGGGAGTACCCCCTCCGCCTGCAGAAGGAGATCCCATGGCAGCCCCGCCGGCTGATCCTGGTATGGACTTAGGGGGAGGAATGGATCCTGGCGCCAGTGGCGCTGAGGAAGCCGAAGAAGTGGCCGAAGATATTCCTCTTGCCGCAACCGACAACCTCTCCGAGAACGAAGGCGAAAACCTGAGCGACTTGCCGCGCGCCGGCGAGAGCGTAGAAGTCGAGATTAATCTTGATGCTCTCCAGGAGGCCGTGCTGCAGCTTCAAGGCGAGCAGGAAATTGACCTTAACGAAGCAGATTTGTATGCGTTGTTAGGGGAAACCGCTACCGATGCAGGCTCTTTTGCCGGCGAAGAAGCTGGTGAAGAGGAAGAAGACGATGATGATAGTGCCGCGGCCCTCGCAGGGTCTGCCGCAGACACCGAAGCTGACAGCGATGCGGAGGCAAAGGCCGGCCTCGAAGAGACTATGGATATCTCCGATGAGTTAATTGACTCCATCGTCGAAACACTTACAGTTGACATGGGTGCTGATTTGACTGGTTGGGCTGGAAGCTCATCCGAGAAGATGCGCTGGGAAATGGAAAAAGAATTTGCCCACCGCCGCAGCACTGATGTTGAAGAAGAAATGAAAGATTTGAAGAAGGCTCAAGAAGAAGTTGTTTTCGAAAATAAACAACTTAAAGAGTCCCTTACACAATACAAGCAAGCACTTCAAGAGTTGAAGGAAGGTTTACATGAAGTAAATCTTTCCAATGCTCGCTTGCTTTACACGAACCGTGTTTTGAGAAATACCTCCCTAAATGAGCGGCAAAAAACAAAAATTGCCGGCGCTATTTCAAAAGCTGGTTCAGTAACAGAAGCTAAAACAATATACCGCACGCTTGAAAGCACAGTGGGATCGACTGTAAAGTCTGGTCCGCAATCACTAAGCGAAGCACTCGGTCGTCGTGGCACTTCTGTTATACGTGCCTCTCGTCAAGAGAGCGTACCATCCGATCCCATGGCGGATAGGATGAAAAAACTAGCAGGTATCAATTAAGATACAAATACATTAACATAGGAGGTATTTTAAAATGGCTGGTATTATTGAACGATTGACCGAAGGAGTTATCAATCGTGATTTGCGTGCTGAAGGGCATGCATTACTACAGAAGTGGGAGCGCACAGGTTTGCTGGAAGGCATTAGCACTGAGCGTCAACGCCACTCTATGGCTCGTTTGCTTGAAAATCAGGCAAAGGAGCTTCTCCGCGAAACTTCCACAATGGCTGGTGGTGATGTCGAGGGCTTTGCGGCCGTCGCATTCCCCATTGTCCGTCGTGTTTTTGCGGGACTGATCGCTAACGATCTCGTTAGTGTTCAGCCGATGAGTCTCCCCTCGGGTCTCATCTTCTTCCTGGACTTCACCGTAAGTCGCGACACCGGTAATGGCCTTGACAACGAGTATTCTCGTTTGGCTTACGACTGGTCTAGCTCTTTCTACGGTGGTGGAAAGGTAGGGTCCCAGATCACTGGTGGTGTGGACCTTGACCAGTATGGCGTTGGCCTTGCTGGTGGTGCGTATAACCTTAACAATGGTTATTCGTCTCCGACAGGTTCCGACACCGCGGATCAACTCACTTTATCGGTGGAAGCCGGCCCTTATGGTACCTTTGGCAGTATGGAAAGTTCTGCCTCGGTGTTGAATAGGGCAGTCGAGTGGGATGTCGATTTCGTGTCTGGCTCTACGGCTGTGGCAGTTGTCACAGTGTTGCAGTCGGGCCTCGATCAGGTTAGCTTGGATGGACCTCAATCCTTCAATGTATCCTGTTCTCTCGGAAATGGTATTCTGAAGACCGGTGCTACCACCGGTACTGCTGCTGCTGCTGTTGCAACCGCGCGTTTGATTCGTCGTCATACGGAATTGGTTAGTGGTTCTGGCACGCCCCGTGTGAAGCTTGTCTTCGTGAGTACGGGTAGTGATGGTGCGGCTCCCAACCTTCCCAAGGAATTGTCGGACTTCGTTGTCGGCGCTCTTTCGGCTAGTTGGAACACTGTTTCCTGGGCACAGACTGATGATCTTGTCAGCGGTGGTGCTCTGGGCTCAGTTGTTGGACAAGCTGTCTGGGGACTGGAAAATCAGCAGAACATCCCCGAAATCGACATCAAGGTCGATTCCGTGGCGATTACCGCAGTAACCAAGAAGCTGAAGGCTAAGTGGACTCCGGAGTTAGGACAAGATCTTAACGCCTACCACAACCTGGATGCTGAGGTTGAGCTTACGAGCATTCTCTCGGAGCAAGTCGCTCTTGAGATTGACCGTGAGATTCTTGCGGATCTCGTCAATGGTGCAACCGCTAGTACTTACTACTGGTCGCGTTCTCCCGGTATGTTCTTAAACCGTGAGACTGGTGTTGAGGTTGGTGCGTCTACTAAGGCTCCCGATTTCACCGGTACTGTGAGCGAATGGTATGAGACTCTGATCGAAACCATTAATGATGTGTCCGCACAGATTCACCGCAAGACTCTGCGGGGTGGTGCAAACTTCGTGGTCGTTGGACCCGAACTTGCCAATCTCCTTGAGTTCACGGCTGGATTCCGTGCTTCTGTCACTAATGATGATGAGAAGGGCTCCATTGGTGCTGTCAAGGTGGGATCACTTTCCAAGAAGTTTGACGTCATTGTTGACCCATACTTCCTGCGGAACGTGGTTCTCGTCGGACGTCGCGGATCTTCTTTCCTTGAAAGTGGATTTGTGTACGCACCGTATGTGCCACTGCAGACCACACCCACCATCTTTGGCCCCGAAGACTTCGTGCCCCGTAAGGGCGTGATGACTCGTTACGCCAAGAAGATGGTCCGTCCGGATATGTACGGTCTTGTCATCGTGCGTGGACTCTTGGGCGAATCAGGTCAATAGATTAGTCCTCTATAAAACAATTCCCCTGTCGCCTTCGTGTGGCAGGGGTTTTGTTTTGGGAGATCAAAAACCAAAATGTCGATTTACCAAATTTTTCCCCCGGTAAATTTTTGAGATTTTCGTTTTATGAATAGTTGCAGGCGCCTTTGCTTATGAACAACTAATTAGTTTAGCAGAGGACCCCTTTTATGCCAACAGCCCTTGATCCTATTTCAACCACTAGCGCAATTGTGCTTACTTCAACGGGAAGTGCCACCAAAGTAACCGGCTCGTTGCCCTTTGGAGCCTATACCTCGTCAGCCGAATTCATTACCGGTGCTGTGGCTCAAGTTGCTTTTGTATATAAGAAACTAGGAGGAGATGTAGTTGACATTGAGTTAACGCCCTCTAACGTTTATGCTGCTTATGAAGAAGCTGTCTTAGAATACTCTTATATCCTTAATCTCCATCAAGGCAAAAATACTCTAGGCAGCATGTTGGGAAGCACAACGGGCACTTTCAATCATTTAGGGGATCTCACCGCTAGTCCGCTTTCATCTAGTTTGAGCGGCACCCACGTAGCCCTCAAATATCCAAAATTCAAGTTTCAAAGCGCTCGTACTGTAGCAGATGGCGTTACCGCCTATGGGGGCATGGGAGGGGATGTTCGACATTATTCGGCCTCCTTTAAACCTACACAGGACGTACAAGACTATGATATTCGCCAAATTATCATGGATGCTTCAGATAGCGGCACCGACGAGGCAGGCAATGCTGTCGATTACGGCGGCAAAGTTAATAATAAGCGTATCAACGTCACTAAAGTTTTTTTCCGCTCTCCTAGGGCAATGTGGCGCTTCTATGGGTACTATGGCGGCGTAGGTGTCGTTGGTAATTACTCGACTTACGGCCAATTTGCTGATGACTCCACATTTGAGATTATTCCTACATGGCAGAACAAATTACAGGCTATCATGTACGAGGATTCCATCCGGACTCGAACTTCCAATTATTCTTATGAATTGATTGACGGCAGATTACGATTGTTCCCCACACCGAGCTATTGGGGCCTGGGAGAGATGGATCGCATTTGGGTGCAGTTTTATGTAGAAGATAGTCCCTGGGAAGGTCGGAGTGGCGCCTCGGGAAGTGCAGATGGGATCAATAATGTCAATACCCTTCCATTCGGCAATATCCCTTATGAAAACATCAATGCCATTGGAAAGCAGTGGATTCGCAAGTATGCGTTAGCTCTCTGCAAGGAGATGTTGGGTCAAATCCGCGGCAAATTCACGACAATGCCTATTCCGGGCGAGAGCGTGACTCTAAACCATTCAGAATTGCTGGCCCAAGCCAAAGAAGAGCAAGCGGCCCTCAAAGACAAGCTCAGAGAGCTTCTTAAAGAAATGGAGTATGTGCAACTCACGAAGGATGATTCGGAACGTGCCAAGGCCGCGTCCGAGACAATGTTCTTCTCCCCGTTGCCCATATTTGTGGGATAACCCATGTCTGATAATGAATGGAAAAGACCGCCCGCACCACCCCCGCCTCTTTTCTTAGGGAAAAAAGAGCGAGATCTAGTAAAACAGGTTAATGATGAGTTAATTGAAAAAGTCATTGGCCAGCAAATCTTATATTATCCCATTGATCTAGAAACTACCAATTTTCATGAATTATATGGCGAAGCTCCTGAAAAAACCTATTTGCCCCCAGTCCGTGTATATGCACTGGTAGAGTTTACCGACTATGTTACTGAATATATGGAAAATATGGGAATTGACAAGTCCTGGGAAATTGTGGTCCACTTCCAGCGTAGAAGGCTTACCGAAGATCAGGATTTGTATGTCCGTGAAGGGGATTTTGTACTATATGGCGATTTTTTCTATGAAATCGTAAAGCTGTCGGAGCCGAAGAAGCTTTTTGGCCAAGTAGAGCACAGCTTTGAAATTACGGCTACTTGTAAGAGAGCCAGAAAGGGACTATTCGATGCTACCTGATAATTTTGATTTTGCGATGTTGCCCGTAGGTACTGAACGCGCCGTAGGTCTTAAAGAGATCGGAATGTTGGCCTCTACTCTAGAGAATATTGATTATTCCCTGGTGTCGTGGGTAAAAGAAGATTTGAAATTGGGAACCCGTACCAATGAAGGCTTTGTAACCACTCCTGTGCTCTGGCAGGCACCCGAAAGAGCGTATCAGATTAAGCACAAAAAAGATTTAAGAGATGACGCCGGCGCTTTAAAGCTTCCCCTCATTAGTGTAGAACGCACCGCGGTTGTGAAAGATCCCCAGAAAAAAGGCTCCTTTCAAGCACATTATTATTCTAAAAACAAAAACGGCAGATCAGGAAGGTTTATTATTGCAAAGCGCATTGTTCCAGATAAAACTCGGAATTTTGCTATAGCTAGCGGAGTTCGGCAGCGCCAGCGTTCTGATCCTCCTGAATCCAAAAGACAGCTTTTTTATCCGAGAAAAAACCACAAAATCGTTATCCAAACCTTATCGGTACCCATCCCAGTATACATTAATATTGATTACAAGATTGTACTTAAAACCGAATACCAACAACAGATGAATGATTTAGTAGCTCCCTTTATCGCACGAACTGGCCAAATTAATTCGTTTGTAATGCGGCGCAATGGTCATCTATATGAGGCATTCATTGATCAAAGCTTTGCTCAGAGCAATAACATTAGCAATCTCGGCGAAGATATGCGCATGTTTACGACGGAAATTACTATTAAAGTTTTAGGGTATTTGATGGGTGAAGGAGAAAACGAAGATCGTCCCATTGTGAGAATAGACGAAAACACCGTCGAATTTCAATTTCCATCGGAAAGAGTGGTGCCAGGAGGCGAGATTCCGTTCTTTGGCGAGAGTTCCTGAAGTGAACCGGCTTTTTTCTGTTTAGTTCAGGACCTTTTTCCGCTTTTTGAAAATAGAAATACTATTTAGTTTATGATTGCAATATGATATAATGTCATACTCACAGAAGAGGAACCAAGCAATATGTCAGTGAAAAACTTTAAATTTGTCTCCCCCGGTGTTTTTATTAATGAAATTGATAACTCTTTCATCCCTAAGAACCCCCAAGCGATTGGCCCCGTAGTAATCGGCCGCGCATCTCGTGGTCTTGCCATGCAGCCTGTTCAGGTTTCATCTTACGCAGACTTCGTTGAAATGTTTGGAGACACCGTACCCGGTCGAGCGGGCGGCGATATCTATCGTAATGGCAACTACCAATCTCCCATGTATGGGACGTATGCAGCCAAAGCATTCTTAAATGCAGATGTAGCTCCTCTTACTTATATCCGTCTTTTAGGGCAGCAAACGACTGCTGGCAGCAGCGCCGGCGGCGCTGCGGCTGCAGGGTGGAAGACCACCAACAATGCAGCTAATTTGGGCTCCTATCCTCATTGGGATGGCGGCAATACCGGTGGCGGTGCTTATGGACTTTGGGTTTTTCCTTCCGGAAGCGGAACAGATTTAGCTAACGCCCCCAGCCACGTTGCCGAGCCAGGATCTACTGCCACCGGATCCGGCCCAGGAGCCGGCGCCGGGTCCAATCCCGAACCTAACGCAGGCATCTTAGCAGCCATTTTCTATATGAACAGTGGCTCCGTCGCATTGTCAGGATCGGGCCGCGGCGTCGGCGGCACTTTGATGTCAGGAACAACTGCGTGCATCGGAACGGATAGTAACAATTTATTCACTGTGGTGGTAACCAATGAGGATCAAGTACAAGAAACTATAAAATTCGGTTTCGATGATGACGCAGAAACGTTTATTAGAAAGCGGTTTAATACTAATCCCCAATTATTAACTGCGCAAAATACTTTTTATCCGAATACTGCATATATTTGGTTAGGCGAATCATTTGAAGGCAACGTGCGCAACTATATGGTTTCGGGCTCATCTCTTAGTGGGCAAGCGATGCAAGGAGCCATTTATGGGATTGCCAAGAGTGGCTCTGTCACTACCGGTCCCCAAAACATGAAGTCGCAAGCTTCTCGCGAGGCTGTTGCCGGTTGGTTTATCGGACAGGATTTAAGCGGAGACGCTAGCTCCTATAAGCCAGCCCAGATGACGAAGCTTTTCCGCCTTAAGGGCCGCGGCCATGGCGCATGGCTTAATAAGCACGCTAAAGTATCCATTGAAAAAGTTCGCCATTCGACGAGTACAACTACTCAATATGGTACATTTTCGGTGGTTATTAGATCTTTGCTTGATACAGACAACAATGTGGTCATCTTAGAACGATTTGATAATTGTACTCTCGATCCTACATCTCCTAACTATGTGGCACGCCTCATTGGAGATAAATATTTAAGCTGGGATGCAAATGTGCGCCGACTTAAGGAATACGGTGAGTATCCTAATGAATCTAAGTTCGTCTATGTAGAAATGAATGCAGACGTCGAGGCCGGAGCATCCGATCCCCTTCTCCTGCCCTTCGGCTATTTCGGTCCCCCCAACTTCGAACCTGTTCTCTCAGGTTCCGGATTTACCTCCACTACAGCCAATACTACGAGCAAATTCGTACTGGGCTCCGGTTCAATTGCGAGCGCTCCCGGCATTGACTCTCTGGCCAATAAATTTGGGAGTGGTGAAGGACAAGCGCGCTTCGGCATGTTTATGACAGGAGCCTCTGCTGCTGACAAAGCGGACATCGTAGTCGGACTTACAGCGTCCTTATATTGGCCCCAAGATCGGCTTAGGATTTCAGCATCTGCTGGGGGACTTTCCAACCCAACGAATGCGTATTTCGGTTTTTCCGTAACACGTACTTCTGGAAGCACGCGCCCAGATCCGAGTGTTGCCGACTGGCATCGCTTGTTGTACGCTAGTTTCCCCGATGATCCGGTTTCGGGACAGAACCCTGCTAAACAATATACAGCCGGCGTAGAAGCATGGTCTTATGTCTTCTCACTGGATGATATGCGCGTGGACGGCAATGGCCGCTATTTTTATCAATCAGGATCCCGCGCAGCATCTTTGTCTATAACGTCGGGTACTTATGAAAACCTGCTCAATGCAGAATATAACCGTTTTACGGCGCCATTCTGGGGTGGTTTCGATGGCTTCGATATTCAAAAGCCAGATCCCCTCTATAATCAAGGAATGGGAGCAAATGTAACCGAGGATACTAGCTATGCGTATCATACTTATGCCCAGGCTATTGACACAGTGGCGGACCCCGAGTTTATTGATATGAACTTGTTGGCAACCCCAGGACTCACTCACACTTCCTTGACCGGCCGCACGATTGATGTGTGTGAAGACCGGGCCGATGCACTGGCACTCATTGATCTGCCGGATGTGTACATTCCCGCCCATGAGAAATACTATAGCAGCAAGGCATCGCGTATAGGAACAACTCCTCAGTCTGCAGCAACTGCATTGAGAAACCGGCGCATTGACTCCAGCTATGGCTGTACTTTCTATCCTTGGGTGCAAACCCGCGATGCTGCAAGTGGACGACTCCTCTGGATTCCGCCCTCTGTAGCAATGCTGGGCGTTCTCGCTAGCTCGCAAAAGGCTTCCGAACTTTGGTTCGCGCCAGCGGGCTTTAATAGAGGTGGTCTGAGTGACGGTGCTGCTGGTATCCCCATTACCGCGGTCACAGAAAGATTAACCTCTAAGAATCGCGACACTCTGTATGAGTCTCGCATCAACCCAATTGCCTCTTTCCCTTCTAGTGGAATTGTGGTCTTTGGGCAGAAAACTCTGCAAGAACGCCAGTCGGCTCTTGACAGAATCAACGTGCGAAGGCTTGTCATCTACTTGAAGAAGCAGATCTCCATCCTTTCCACACAAATTCTTTTCGAACAAAATGTGCAAGCTACTTGGAATCGTTTTATCGCCCTAATTGAGCCTTTGTTGGCCAATACCAAGATTAACTTTGGTATCACCGATTATAAGTTAATCTTGGATGAGACGACTACGACTCCGGATTTGATTGACCAAAACATTTTGTATGCTAAGATCATGGTGAAACCCGCAAGAGCTATCGAATATATCGCAATTGACTTCGTGATTGCTTCGAGCGGCGCTTCATTCGACGACTAAAAGATATGAAAGAATTTTTACATCACGGACTATATAAAAATAGAAACAGGAGTTCCAACTAATGCCATTCTGGTCACAAAATTTCGGGGAAGATACCGAATTAAAAGATCCCAAAAGAAAATTTAGATTTACAGTCTCTTTCGACGGGATTCGATCCTCTATAGGAGGCGGAGGCGCCTTGTTATGGTATGCTAAATCGGTAGCAAAGCCTTCATTTCAGATCGCCGCGGCAGAACACAAATATTTAAATCATACATTTTATTATCCGGGATCAGTAACATGGCAGGATGTTTCAGTAACCTTAGTGGATCCCGTCAATCCGGATATGGCTGCTACCCTTTCCGATATTGTCGCATTATCGGGATATTCGCCCCCTGGGACTGCTCTTGACTTGGCTACAATGTCGAAAGCTAAATCCGCCGCCGCGTTAGGAACTGTTTTTATTACTCAAGTTGATTCTGAGGGAAAGGAGTTGGAAAAGTGGACCTTAGTTAATGCTTTCATCATTAATCTGAAGTATGGTGATCTGGCTTATGGTGAGGATGATTTGACGGAACTCACTGTAGATTTGAAGTATGATTGGGCCCATGTTACGACGACCCATGCATCTGCAGCCAAGGGCGGCGGCACCAAATTCTTTAAAATCTAAAACATGAATTATAACGACAAATAAATTACGAGAGGTGTATATTGTCACGAAATAAAAACCGCGTTGGGGGCGCCGCAACACAAGCAGCGAGCCCCCCACCCACAGTACTTCAAGAAGGGGCCCCCACTAGCGGGTTTTCTTTCGTTGTACCTACTGAATTTGTAGAACTCCCATCTAAAGGGCGGTTCTACCCAGAAGATCATCCTTTACATGGAGAAGAAAGCCTAGAGATTAAGCAAATGACCGCCAAAGAAGAGGACATGCTTACATCTGCTACGTTGCTCCGTAAGGGGGTGGCTTTAGATCGAGTAATCCGCAGCTTAATTGTGGATAAACGAATCAACCCTGATAATTTATTGGTGGGAGATCGCAACGCCATTATCCTGTGCGCCAGAGTATCAGGATATGGAAACCAATACGACACAAAAGTAAGTTGTCCTTCATGCGGCACCACCACAGAATATAGTTTTGATTTAAACGAGGCGTCTGTTTATACGGGCACCGACTTGGCAGACCGAGATATCATAGACAACCAAAACGGAACCTTTGATGTTGTGCTGCCACGAACCAATGTGACGGCTACTTTTCGGCTCTTAACCGGAGCAGATGAGAAGAACTTCACGAATGCTGTACAGGCAGATCGCAAGAAAAAGAGCTACGAAAAAAATGTTACTCGACAATTGAGCAATATGGTCGTAGCAGTGAATAATGATGATTCTGCTGAAGCAATTCAATATCTCATTGACAACATTCCTTCAATAGATTCGCGCAGCTTGCGCTTGGCTTATCGTACCGCATCCCCGAATGTCGATCTCACCCAATATTATGTGTGTGACGAGTGTAATTATGAAGCGGACATGGAGGTTCCGCTGTCTGCGGACTTTTTTTGGCCTGACCGATAATTACATGGAGCATATCTATGAGCAGTTCTTCTTTCTCAAATATTGGGGAGGATGGGCTTTCTCAGAAGCTTACAATTTGCCTGTAGGTTTGCGCGAATGGTTTGTAAAGCGTCTCATTAAACAGATCGAGGACGAGAACGAAGCGCAAGAGCGCGCCTCCAAAGGACAGGGAGGGAGTGCTCAAACACTCGGATCTCATAATCAACCCTCGATGCCCTCACACATGATGAACATGAATAGCTCCGATAAATCATAATTTAGCCTTTTTCGTTAGGAAACTATTTATTGTGGGCACTTTATATTTGCCCCCCTTTAAGAGAGCATTATAGTGGCTACTATTACCCCAGCAGAACTAGCGAGGATGGAACAAGAGCTTGAACTCCTTAATAAGCAGAAGGAGTTGACCGATGATCTCACCGAATCCCAGGAGTCGGCCCGGCTCGCCCTAGAAGCAACCGTAGCGATCCAAAGGGCATCCGTAGCCGCTCAAGAGGAGCGACTGAACAAACTAAAGGACGAGCGCACCCTGCTGGAGGGGCACATGGCCTCCGAGACGGATAGATATCTTCTCCAGCAACAAAGAAAGCTGCTACAGGAAAGCACCCTAGAGATAGCTGAAACTGAGGTGCGCCTCCTTGAAGCAAAACTAAAAGAGACTGGAAAGCTTGATGAGGCTGATCTCGCGCGCCTAAAAACGGCGAAAGCCACCCTTGAAGTTGAAAAACAGCGCAATAAAGCCTTAGAAGACGCCGTAGAGTTGGGTACCGCAATGGGTCAAAAAATGGCTCTCTATGGCCAGGACACA